TTAATGAATTTTTCTTATAATTAGCATAATTTGTATAAACATCCTGTATAATTGGGATTGATTTTGAAATATTTACATTGAACCATTTAGATTCTTTCAGTAAAAAATCATTAGCAGCAGATGCGTGCACTTCTTTCAAATCACCTTCTAATAAAACTGCTCCATTTTTTAAAAAATCCAAATGACCACTCCAATTTGAAACAATTACAGGTTTGCCTGTTAAGCTAAACTCCAATAACGGTCTACCAAACCCCTCTCCTTTTGTAAAATTTAACATTGCTTTTACTTTTGGGTGATGGTATAGCCCATTCATCTGAGATTGTGTTAAATCACCATGTAGCATATAAACCGGAACTTTATTATAATCAGACCCCAATGTTTCACGAATCTTTGATATCAACCGTTCTCTATCTAATATTGAAAATCCTGCTGTAGATGTTTTTAATATCAATGCTGGCTTTATTTTTGAGTTCTTAAATGCTATAGCAAATGCTTTTATCATCATTCCGACATTCTTCCTATCCTCGCCCAAATCACCGCTTAACCAATGTCCTACGAATAAGAATGCAAATTCTTCCTTAACCGAATCCAATTCTGTAATGGTTATGGGGGTTTCATTTACAAAATCAATTTCATCGAATCCCTCAAACAGTATTTCTACTGGTTTCTCAATCCTATGCTGTGCTACAACCCTTCCCGTCTGTTTATCCTGTTCACTATAAATTGTATCTACTAATGTTCTTTTAGAATGTTCCGATGGAACGATTATTAAATCCATTCGGTTACAGCCATTAATCCATTCCAACGCACAATGTGTAGTTTCTATACCAGCGGTTATTCCCACATTATAAGCACCCAATGGTTGGAATTCGTTTGGAACTGTCATTTGCATATACACATCGGGCTTTTGACCGATGCTTGGTATAATGTTATCCACTACCCATTTGTGGAATGGATTACTGTAATCAAGTGCATCCATTGGGGTTTGCCCCCATCTGGTACTAATAATTTTTATTTCAAATTTATTCAACTTATATAGGGATTGTAATAAATCCCTCGAGTGGTCCCCGTATCCGCTGCGAGTTGCTACAGGTGCCTGAAATACTAAAGTTGGCTTCATATTATATTTCTATTAATTTAAATTTTTGCTTAGGTTTCCAATTTTCAAATGCTCCTTCCATACCATCTACTAATGTTTTACACATTGCTTCATTGCTCAACATACCATCGCCAATCATCCACTCTCTACCTTTTTTACCCAATAAATTTCTTGCTATCTTTGGGGTGTTATACCAATCCATAATCAAAGGTGCTACATCTTCAAAATCTATTCTATCATCGAAGATATACGGAGTTGGAACTGAGCCCGTTGTTGACCTAACTGGCCATATTGGTTTAACCCATTCTCCCCAACTAACAGAATCTTTTTTGTATTTGGAGTGTAGTGAACCAATCTCAACATAATCGTCTGCGGTTAATAGTTTGCCAGTTTTGATATCCCTAAAACCACACTGGTCTTGTAATCCACCCGTAACCGTAGTTATAATCGGCGTTCCTGCCATTATGGATTCAGCCGTTCCTAATCCAAATCCCTCATTAGATGATAGCATAATTGTTACATCTGCCAAATTATATAAATAATTCAATTCCGTTTCATTGAGTTTTTTATCAACGAATATAATATTGGCATCCGGCATAAGGTGTTCTGCTGTTTTTGGTAAATCAGTACCATGCTCCTCAACCGGATTAGTTTTCATAACTAATACAACTTTATCACGCTTTTCTTCAGGTAAGGATTCTCTGAAAGTATTGAATGCTAACATTACATCAATTGGCTGCTTTCTTCTAATATTACGGTTTGTCCAATATAATACGAATTCATATTCTTTTTTTCCAAATATGGATTCCTTAAATTCATTAGGAACTTCTACTGGCTTATATATGTCAGAGCGGATACCATGCGGTACATAGCTTACCTGCCAATTCTCTGGAGTTTTCCAATGTTTTTCCTTATTCCACCCCCAAACTCGTTTGGTGATACCATATGTTTGTTTAGATATACACCCAATCCAATCACAACTTTCGTAGTAATCTCTATTATACTTTGGGTCAGGTAAATCATCCCATATGTGGTAAAAGAATAATGGAACAGATTGTCTTATCTCATGTTCTATCTCATATAACCAAATCCAATATCTTGGGTCTGTGAAATGTAGGATAGCATCGGGTCTTTCAACCATCAATAATTGCCGTATCATATCAGCATTACCGTATCCATCGAATGGATATACTTTTACGCTAGCATCGCTGACTCCGGTTTGCTTCCTAACATCATCATTCAAATCGAATATTTTACCTGCCTCCGGATGTTTTATTGCTGCTCCAAGTTGAACCCAATCGTATTTGTCTACAGTTCCTAATACCAATTGCTTAGACATATTGGCTATACCACTAGCCATTCTCAAATCATCGGATAGTAATAGTATTTTCTTTTTTGTCATAACTTTTTAAATATTTATTAAAATTTTTAGCTAAACCACTTTAATATTAACTAATCTATATATTATATATATTAAATTTAAATTCCATCACATATACCTCTCGCTTTAAAGTCGCACCAATCACATAATTTTGTTGGATTTTTTGGATATAGTCTCTCTGTGTTATACGAACCATCTACATTGAATACGGATTCTACAAATTCACTAAACGATTTCCATGCTTTATTTATGGATGGTTTTCCGTTTGCAGGAATGTGCCTACTGATACGAGGAATATTAAAATCCGTATTGCTTGATACCTTTCTTTTTAAGATAATAAATTCTACATCAATCATATCCTCCGATATTCCAATTATCTTCGAATAAAATTTCTTATATAACAATATTTGCGAATTTTTAATTGGGTCCGATTTCTGATACTTACTCCAACCTTTAGTTGCTGTTTTAAAGTCTATAATACGATATCTGCCGGTTTTCTTGCTTTTTACAATAAAATCCACAAATCCTATAAAGTTAACATTTTCAGTAATCTGTTCATTAATTTCAAATTCGATTGATATTAATTCATCATCTTTTAGTGAAAAGAAATTGTTGAAATTTTTAGATTTCTGAAAGTAGTCTAATATCAGATACCCATCTTCCAAAAATTCTACCAATTGCTCTTTAGTACATACTGCTCCGCTTTTTTCGGATTCTTTAACAAATAATTCCCTCATTTTTTCTTTGAGAAATTCTTTGATATCCATAGTTTTATCAGCAGATGCTTTTGATACCGTAAGACACTTGGATAGATATTCTTGAAGTGTTTCATGTATAGCTGAACCGAATATTAAGTGTATATTAGAGGATGACTGCCTTAAATCATCAATATACGCTAATTTATACTGATGTTGGCAACTACTCCACATACTATACTGAGAAAAGGAAACTTTAGCCATAACTGTTTTATTTATACAAATATACAAAAATATTTTGAATTATCCAAATAAATCTTCATATTATTTTAGATTGTATAAATTATATCTTTAATTTTAGTTTAGCAATTTCTTTCTTATCTATACCGTATTTTTCGCAAATATATTTAATATTTTCTCTACCCTCGCGGGTAGAGTATAATATATCAATATATTCCAATGCATGTGCTTCGGGTACTTCGAAATCTCGTTTAATAAGATTGATTAAGAATTCCTCATATTTATCCTGAGCTTTCCCTTTTGTATATTTTAGATACTGCTTACCCTTCGGTAATACACTAATATACAGTTTATACATCTCCTTTGGGTTAAGAGTCTGGGTTAGTGGTAATAATGATGCAATCAATTCAACCCATTCTGTTTTCATAGATAGAAATCGATTAATCATAAAATTGCTCCAAGACTTCAAATCCTCGTCGGTTAGCGTATTAAAATAATTTGGATCCTGCTCGGCTGTGATTGCGTTAAGATGGTCGAATAACTTTTTAGCTGCCATTACTTCACTTCATTTGATGTTGTCAATTCTTCAGGTAAAAACTCTTGTAACGGTTTTCCGCAATTTGTA